TCAATTGTTGTGATACCAGAAGTATCATTATATGTGGCAGTTAAGCCTGTTCCTCCAGATACGGAAGAACCAATTACGTCTTGAATTACTTCTGTAGAACCAGAGGCTGGCACCCACTCAGTTCCATTGTAGAAGTACAAAACCGCTGCTGTTGTATCAAAGTAAATTTGACCTGCTACTGGGCTTGACGGCGCAGTGCTGAGGTTTTGGATTCTGGCATTTAAAAGCTCATTTTTGTTGAGATTTATGCCAGTTACGAATAATCTTGCCATTTTTTCTCCTTACGACAGGTACGCTGTCCCTGAAAACGGTTGAGCCATTGTCAGTGTTATTTGATTGATACTATTATAATCTATTCCAGTTTCCAATATATCGCCAGCGCTAGTCTTTACGGTGACATTTGGATAAAATCCCATATTATGTGTAATTGGAACTGAATATATTCCAGATACTGGGCCAGTTACTTGATTTATCTCCCAAGAATAGGAGAAGGCAAAGTCGGTTGGTTCTTGGAATAATGTTATTATTGTTGCGCCAGACCAGGTTGTATCAGATAGCTTTGGTCCATAAAATTCAGTAGTTGTAGTATTATAGTAAAAATCTCCCTGAAGCCCCAAATTATTTGAAGGTGCTCCAGATCCATTTAGGATTGTTCTTCCTCTTGGTCCTTGTGGGCCAGGGCTTGAAACAACTAATTCATTCTTTATTTCTGTTACTATAAGATTTTCTGTCATATTGTGACCGATCTACTCAAAGTTAGGAATCCCTCTATCAGCTTAGTTCTATTAGAATTGCTATCTACTATTACAAGGTCATAAGCGGATTTTGGATAGAATAGTTTATTTGTTTGAGTAGGAGTCATCTTACAAGTGATCTTACCTAAAGATCCATCAATTGTAATTCCACCAGAAGGTGATGTTAAGGTAAATGCTAATTTACTGCCGCCCTTCGTATCTCTTGCTTGAAGTTTTGCGGTAGCTCCAGTTAAGTTGATAGGATTATTGTTTGCATCCTTATACTCAACTATAAATGAGAAGGTGGTATTTTGATCCACCTCAAAGTTTTTTTGTACTGCCATTTGCCGAAAATCTCCTAAATAGGAAAACTCCTATGCTTATTTTAGCACAGGAGTCTTCCAAATCGTATATTAAATTATGGCTTCTTTGTAAACCCAAAGCTTGTCTCGTTTGGATTAAGAGCCTTAAGAAGAACTGGCAATACAGCAGCTAGTCCACCCTTAATTAAATCTGCTGGGTCAGTTTGTCCTGCTAAATACAGTGCAATTGTTGCTCCCAGAAAATGACGGCCATAGCTTGCTAAAGCCGCTAGAATTTTCTCCTGCATTGTTACCTTTCCATCGCTATTCAGATCTTGTTTCATAAGATCCTCCTTTTCTGGGCGTTGTGCCCAGGAATTTGAGGTCATGCCTCAACTCTATTATACTACTAAGCAGAAATATCCACAATCTCGCAATTTCCATCTGATGTGCATGCAAGGGTCTGGGTTCCACTTGTTCCATCTTCTGTTTCATAAAATGACAAATCTTCCCAACGAATAGATTTTGGCATTTTAGCAAGAAGTTCTTCATATTCTTCTTTTGTTACTTCTTGGTATGGAGCTTGCTTGTATGTATGATCAGAATATGGAAGGAATGAAATACCTGACACCTCATCAAAATGCTTGTATACCCAAGCACCTACTTCCATCCATTCATCTTCTTTTACAGATACAGTAATTGATGGCTTATGCTCACACCATTCACGCTGATATACAAGCCATGTATTTAAATGATCAATAGCTGTAAGGTCATCACGAACAATTGCACCTTCTGGTGCTTTTACTGGAAATGAGAATACATAAGTATCATTTGGTTTCATAAAATCATCTTCTACTGGAATTCCGACTTCCTTAAGAAATGTTGATAACGGATCTTTTTTGTCCCCACGAACTGTTCTAATGTAATATTGAGAATGCCAGGGGTGCATTCCAGAAGAAACACCAACTAATTGAGAAACTGTGCCAGATGGCTTAACGCATGTAATTGCAGCCGACTCATTGATTCCAATATTTGCAGCTTCAATTTTATTAATATCTCTAGCTAAAGAACGAATGTCTTTTAAAAATAATCCTAACTCATTTAATCCCTTTTTACCAGACATAAAACTATGTCCAAACTGTCCCGTAAGAGAAACCCCTAGCAAACGCTCTTCTTCTGTATTGTCTTTCCAAACTTTGCGAAGATACTTAAAATCTGTTAATGTTGATTGCCATGTTCCAAGAATTGTAGCTAATCGTACTTTATTTTCAATTTCTGGAAGCGTGTCATCCTCACGAATTACAACTTCGGATAAATTACAAAACTGATAAGGTCTAAGGATAATTTCTGAGCAAGGGTTAGTTCCATAATGGATTTCTGGATCCCTGCGTCCCCACCGTGCTGCTTGCTTTTGAGCAGCGGCAACATTGTAAATTCCACGCTCACCTGATTTTGAATCATAAAGATTTTTCCACTCGGTAATAAACTGTTCCATTTCTGGCTTACGAGAATATGCCACTGAGTTATTTGACAAGGCTCTTTGAGAATTATTTTCCCACCAGTTACCTGACTTTGCTGCAGCCATTTCAATATCGTTAATATTAGAAAGCGAAATCATAGCAGAACGGCGAACACCACCAACAACAACAATTTCACCAATTTTACACATAATGTCATGAGCCTCAATCGGCTTTAGTTGTCGTCCTGCTGCATTCTTAAATTTTGCAATTGTAAAATCAAATAGGTTTACTAATGGTTGTGGACCAGACGAACGCCCACCCATTGTTTTAAGACGAGCACCAGCAGGTCGCAACTTGCTAACATTGATTGCTGGAATCTGGCCAGCCCAAAGCATTGCAAGAAGCTCACGGTATGCTTTTGCCCACCCAGTCTTTGAATCTTCAACTACAATAACTGTATCAGATTTTTCAAATGATTCTGGAACGGCAGGAAGCTTATTGACATACTTATATTCAACAGAAAATCCAACTCCAGTTCCACACATCAAGATGTACATTGTTTCATCAAATGAACGTGGATTATCTACTGGAACAAACGAACAATTATATCCAGCAACATGATCCCTATCTAATGCAGCACCCGCAGTCATTACAGATCGCATTGATGGCATTACATTTCTGCTATAAACAGCTTCTTTTAACTCTGTGACTGTTTTTGTATCTGGAATATAAGAATGATTCTTTTCAAGATGATCCAACATAAAGTCAAAGTAGCGATCTACGGTTTCACCCCATGTCTCTCTGCGGTTCTCATCTGAGATCCATCTTGCATAACGAGACAATGCAATAAAATTCTCGTAGGGGTTTTCAATAATTCTTGACATTTATGTGACACCTTTTCTCCTACCACCGTAGGCTGTTTAAATTTCGGAAGACTCTAATTCTATCAAAAGATATTTATAGAGGGAAGGTGTTATGAAAATCTTTTTACAATATGATCAAACGCATTATTGGTCAACTGCAACCAATTGTATTCTTCATGTATCTTAGTTGACTGAGTAAAATAATAACCAGAATACGCTTTTGCGTTATCTGCAAAATCTTTCATAACCTCAAGTAAATGTTGATACTCTGGTTCAAAAACTTGTCCTGGATGTGGAAATGGCCATGGAGAATCTATAAGTTTTGATTTTAACTTTAATGGACCTATAAATTTTTTGTAATGTGCCCAATCATAAGTTGAAATAACTGGCATACCGCTTGCAAGTGCTTGTAATGGGATAAAGCCAAATCCTTCGCCATAACTTGGATAAATTAAAACATCGTGATCATAATAAAGATCTAACATTTGTTTTTCATCATAGTTATCCTCAATAAGATTTATGTTACTAAACTTTTCGTGGGGAAGCCCAATGATCTCTTTATCTATATAATTATTATAGACACGAGTAGTATTATTTTTATATGCTTTTATTGTAAGTTCATAATCTGGATTATTTCCAAATAGGTGTATAAACGCATCTACTACCATCTGCCCGCCTTTTCTTGGAGCAGGTTCTCCTACATGTAAAAACTTAATCTTATCTTTTTGTGTTCTTTTAATTGGCTTCCATAAATCTGAATCTATTCCATGTGGAAATACTCTAACATCCTTTAATCCATTTGCTTCAAAAATTTCTTTACACCAATTTGAAGTTGTCCAGATCTCATTACATGCATACATTTTTTCAAACCATTCGGGTGGAAGTTTTGTAGATTCCCACGGAGTATAACTAATTTGATATTGTTTACGATGTAATTTAAAATGATTTGGTTGAGAAAAGTTTAATTGAACTGGAGATTTTGCATCTTGATATGGAATTTCATGTCCTAATTTATTTAAAGATTCTACAATATGATAGCCAGCATAACCATATCCTACTGATCTATTAAAGTTTGCCCTTAGTGTTGAAAACGAAATTCTCATATTATTTCTTGGTCAACTGGCTTGACACAATTTATCCGCCAATGCTATTATTGTAGTTCGCTATCTCTAAAGGAGGAAATGCCAATGGAGAGAATAAAGCAACGCTTAAGCGAAGTTGCCCATAGTTGGACTGTTATAGGAATGATAACATTATTTCTATTTGGAGTCCAGCCTGGACCAACCGAAACTTTAGCATTAGAGGCAAAACTACAAAAAGTTGAAGCCCCTAAGTTACAAGCAAAACAACTAAAGAAAGAAACCTTAGAACGATACAGCAATGCTGTTTACAAGCCTTCTGAGATGCTTACAGACAAAGAGCTAAAACAATTGCTCAAGGCTGTGGGCTTTGAAGGAAAAGCCTTAAAACAGGCTTGGGCTGTTGCTAAGTCGGAATCCAACGGGAGACCAATGGCTTACAACGGTAACAGGAAAACTGGAGACAGTTCCTATGGGATTTTTCAGATCAATATGTTGGGTAATCTTGGCATAGATCGTAAAGAAAAATTCAACCTGAGATCAAATGTACTATTGTTTGATCCAGTAATAAATGCAGAGATAGCGTATTATATGACCAGGGGCGGAATTGACTGGTCTAGCTGGAAGGGAATAACCCCTTCCGCTAAGAAATGGCTAGAGAAATTTCCTAGTTAGTGGAGAGTATGAGAAAGATACAGTACGTATCTAAATATATTGCTCTTGCAGAAGAAGGCCTTGTTCCTAAATTGGAATGTCCAATGGATCAGGGCCTTCTTTTTCCCAATCAAGATTTGGAGGGCAATGATTATTTATATTGCCTTTCCTGTAATTACAAAAATATCATAGGCATTGAAGTTTACGATAACATTATTGAAATGGTAGAAAGTAATGGAAAATAATCCAGAATCACAGAATCTAGAAGATAACCTTCCTATGGTTAATTACATTATGCTTCATAGAATTTATGATTTGCTTACCCTTATTGCCTCCGAACTTGTAAAAGATCCAGAGAAGGTAAATAAGATGATTCAATATCATGAACTAGGATATTTGTTAGGACCAGGACCTTCATATACTCCGCAAGAAACTTCTGAAGAATCCTAGTTGACTTAAAATATTTTTTATGTGATACTTTGATAGTATGGGTTGCAGCGTCCCACCGATAGCTCCCCATACATGTGCTTCGGCGCAGCAGAACCCATTCGGATCCGCCTCTGAATGGGTTTTGTCCTTTTTGGGGGTATAATAAGAGAATGCCAGTTAAGCATAATATATTAACAATAGGATCTACCCAAACGCATATGACAAATTGGAATGCGTTGAGATCTGAATCTTCATTAATTATAAAAAACATTTCTTTTAACAATGTATACATTGGAGCAACTGGCGTAACTACATCAAATTATGGTTTTAGACTTTTGCCAGAACAAACTTTAAGCATTACCCTCGGACCATACGATGAAATTTATGCAATTACTGACTCTTCGGCGGAAGTAGCAATATTGGTATTGGAGAACTAATGGCAACATATATAAATGCTACATCTGGAATACCGCAGTATTCTCCATCTACCCCTGCCTCATTCGGATTTGATGCATTCGGCAGAACAAAAATTGCACAACCATATACACTTTTTGACAATCAGCATAGATATACATCTGGTGATGAATTCAGTGATTTAACAAGCGGCACTGCTACAGTATCCTACCTAGAAAATGAATCTACAGATGTTTTAACAATAGGAACTGCTTCTGGAGATAAGATCTATAGAGAATCCAAAAAAGTATTTCCTTATCAGCCTGGAAAAGCTTTAACAGTATTTCAAACTTTTGTTTTTAGTCCAGCCAAGACTGGGCTTAGACAAAGGGTTGGATATTTTTCCAGACAAAATGGAGTATATTTACAGCAACATGGATCTAGTGTGTCGGTAGTTCGTAGAACTTATACTAGTGGGGCAATTGAAGAAGAAATTGTAAATCAATCTAATTGGAATATTGATCCTATGAATGGATTTGGTCCAAGTAGAGTATCTTTAGACCTAACAAAAGCACAAATATTATTTATGGAATTTGAGTGGCTTGGAGTAGGATCTGCTAAAGTAGGTTTTGCCATAGATGGTCAATTTATAACAGTGCATCAATTTAATCATGCTAATATTATAAATAAAGTTTATATGACCACAGCAACACTTCCGCTTCGCTATGAAATTGAAAATATTGCTACTACGGAAAGCTCCAGTTCATTTAAGCAAATATGTGCATCTATATTATCTAATGGCGGCTATGACAGAAAACCAGAAGTATGGTCTGCTTCTAGAGCAGCGCTATTTCAAAATATAGGAACAGCATTTGTTCCATTAGCTGCAGTTCGTTTAAAGGCAACAAGAATGGATTCTGTAGTACAGATAGCAAGACTTAATATAGCTACTACATCAAATAACTTATTTGAATATGCTTTATTAAGAAATCCAACAATTACAGGCGGAACATGGGTAGAAAACACTCCGACACAGGATACTGAGTACAACATAACAGCAACTTCTCTTACTGGCGGGACAGTTGTTCGTAGAGGGTTTCTTGCAGGATCTAATCAAAATAATGCAGCAACAGATTTAGAGATAGAAAATAGCTTTGATCTACAATTGGGAAGAACAAATTCAGATACTCCAGTATCAGATATTTATTGTTTAGCTATAAGAACTCTTACTAGTACTGGTGACGCTGTTGGATCTATCCAATGGCATGAATTAATCTGAGCCCCCCGTCAGGATTGAACTGACGACCTTCCGCTTACAAGGCGGATGCTCTACCACTGAGCTAGGGAGGCGTACCCATAGTTGGATTTGAACCAACGCTTTGACGATTTTAAGTCGTCTGCCTCTACCGCTGGGCTATATGGGCCTAGCATCTCCAACGGGGTTTGAACCCGTGTTACCGCCGTGAAAGGGCGATGTCCTAGGCCACTAGACGATGGAGACCTGGAGCGGACGACGGGAATTGAACCCGCACCATTAGCTTGGAAGGCTAAAGCACTACCATTATGCAACATCCGCCTAGCTGGTCTGGTAGGACTCGGACCTACGACCTAGGAGTTAACAGCTCCCCGCTCTGCCAACTGAGCTACAGACCAATGATTTTATTCTACTAAATAGTGAAATTGCAGTCAATAAGTGCCGAAAATTGCGGCGGCGGACTAGAAGAGATCCTACCCCAATATACCCTATATTACACCTTTACCATATGCACACAATCAGAACACAAATAATATAATATACCTTGATGATCTATCTTAGATGTATATGATATATTCTTTCTGCAAAGAGTGCAAAGAGGATAGGTTTCCATTTATCCCGCCCTTTTTTCTTTAATTGATTTTCTCATATGAGTTCTTGCCCTATGACAATTTGAACAGACTACTTCGCATTTGGCGATTTCTTCATCTATCTTCTTCTTAGATAATGTAGGGACAAGTTCCATTACATTTTTTTGCTTCTTCCCCCGAACATGATCAAAATCCATGACATAATAGGGGTACTGTATCTTGCAATCAGCGCAAGGATGTCTTTCTTTGTATTCTCTAATATAATTATAGAGATGCGCTTTTTGCTTAGCTACAGAGACTTTCTCAGTCTTCATACTATGATCAAAGTATAGCAAGAAGAATTTTCTAAGTTTCCCGCCGAATTTAATTTTTATTTAATTTTAGTCGTTTATAAATATTCTAGTTGACTACTTTTGTCCATTATATAATGTAATTGAATCCATAAGATTAACATGTCTTGCTGTTACATATCCACCATTTTTGTCTAATTGGTCTCTTGCAGATTCTTCATCTTCCGCCAAGATCTGAATGACCATATTGACTTCATAGGTGAAGCATGATGTTTCTTCTAATTTGTCTGGCATATTATTCCTTAATTTACTTTATATAAATGATCTTTATTTATATATGTTTTTAGCCTATGGCAATTTGCACAAAGAGTTTGAAGATTAGTGATATCGTTGTTTTTATGATCCCCGTCAATATGATCAATATCTAGTTGAACTTTACTTATAGCTGCAAAACCACACAGCTCACAATAATCTTTTTTTAAGTAATTTCTAGACTTATTATTCTTGCATGTATGGCAATATCTATGATATATTTGCCTACCATTATATTTACCCGCCGATGTTTGCTTATTTCCACAAGCACACATTCCTTGTTTATATCTCATATATCCTATATCTTTATATATTATATCTGGGGATTTAGATCTTTTAGGAAATGCCCCCTTTATCCCCCATTGGAAAAATCACCAACTTGGGATAAAGAGAAGCTTACATCTGGTACATTTGAGTCCACAGTGTAACGCCCCCACAAACCACGATAAGTATAACATGGAAAAATTTGTCAGGTCAATAGCTTATAAAATATTTTCTAGTCAACTACAATTTAGGATTTATAAAATGTTAATATAGATTTTATTTGTATGATGCGCTATATATTTAGAATCGGACATTTAGGATAGTCCGCCCATATCGGACACCAAATCAATCCATTTGTGATATTTATCACACGATCCATTTGCCCATTTGTAACATATGTCCGAATTGTCCTCTTGATGTTGTCGGTGGGGTCGTGTAAGGTTATAGACATGAACAAGAAAGAAGGTGCCAATATGGCAATCAAGACATTGACCAAATACGACATGATAAAGGTTGGAGACCTTATCTCATTCCCCTCATCCATGAATCTAATCAAGAGTGGCGTGATAGTCCGAATCAAGGGACTCAATGGACACGCTAAGGAAATATGGACAGAGAATGGCGGTAGATTCATCGCCTCCCGACATGCTCAGAATAAGTTTGATGTGTATCGTGAGCGGCGTGACTAACATCACACCGCCAGCCCTTGACCGATGTCGTAGGGCTATGCTAAGGTTTGACCATAACGAAAGGAACAGCAAATGAAGAATGAGAATACAATATACGCAACAGATGAGATTTGTGAAGAGCAACTATGCGACGGCTACGGATGTGCGCCTTGCTCAATAGAGTTTGACGGATATTTCACACCTACTTACAGAATCTAACGAAAGGAATAGAAGATGAAAGAAGATTTGGTATCGGGTGCGATGGGCGTTATTATTGTCCTCGCCTTGATGTATATTGTTAGCATTGTAATCAACTAGAAAAGGAACAGAAAATGAAAATCAAAGCCTCGCTATGGGATAGCACAAAAACACGGATTCTCGGTATTGAGAACTTCGCAAATACAAAAGAACTCCAAGACTTCATGAAGGAGTTACAAGTAGTAGAACCGAAAGCAAGTTATAGAGTAATGGAGGTTAGCAAGTAATGATGACGAAATGGGATACCATCCAAGCGGATGTCGCAGATGCTTACATTCACCTTGACGAAATACAAGAAGAGGAAAGCGATTCCCTCTACTTTGAGGACTTAGAGAATGTAACACTAGATGATTTGTTTGGAGAGTTGGCATAAATAAATAAAATCACGGCGTGTCGCCTTGACAAAAAGGCGGGGCGCCCTTAACTGCTGTGGGGGCCATGTCCGTTTTACGGCAATTGTAAAAAATGCCCTAAAAGTCTGTCAAGTTTTAGATCGGCGTGTCGCAAACTATTTTTGTGATGTTGGTCTCATCAAAATGACTAATAAAAAAATATTTCGCAAATTGTCCGATTTATACGCATTTATAATTAGGTAATGTCGGGGATGTGTGTTATACTCTCACCATAACGAAAGGACAACTGATGAATTATCAACAACTGAAAGAGGCTCAAGATAAGCAACGAGCCAAAGAAATGGAAAGAATCAACACTCTCCTAGAGGCTTCATTCGCTAACCGTAAGCCTCGCCCTCTCAATGATGAATACGAATTAGGGCAGTTAGACCGATAGTGTCGGTGGCTTGCTATATAATAACTGAATAACGGAAACAGAGGCAGTTTCGGAGATGTTCTCGCCTAATGTCCTAAGTAAGAATCTCCACCAACGAAAGGAAAAACTGAAATGAAAACCTATACCGTAGAGAGTCTCCTAATTGGAAAGACTTATCAACCTGAATCCACCGCCCGAAAAGATAGGGGTGGCGTAATCACTCACGCCGAGAAGCGTAGAAATGTCTGGTCTGGCAGAGAAGCGGAAGCCTATGCGATTCGCTTCACGAATCCCGACGGCTGGGATTCATGGGCTACCGTTGTCGTATCACTAGCCGATTAGGCTAGTGTCTGACCCTAATGCTATAATCTGACCCATAACGAAAGGAAAACTGAAAATGAAAAACCTACTAATTTCATACATCGCCGATGTTGATAATGAGCAACAGGCACAGGCTCACCTGAACGCCTTGCTCTACATTCTTCCCGAACACTACAGAGATAAGTTTCTTCTTATTGATGTGTTAGAAGTGGAGATCTGAAAAATGAATCTTGACCAATTCCGCCAATATGTCACCGAACAACGCAAAGCGAGTCTCGCCGAAGCGTTGTCGGTGCTCACCGCTACAATGTCCGAAACACAACGAAAGGAAAACTAATGGAGATGATTCAGACACTTTCATATTCATGCGATACATGTAACGGAAAGGGTTATGTGTATTGGCGCAACCGCCACGAATATGATGTAGAAAAATGCGAATGCCGAGACGGCGACCTATTCACGAACGGAGAAAACGACTAATGATGACGAGAAAAGACTATGTAGAGACGGCGAAGATTCTCAACTACATGAGCGACAAGATTCACCCTTCGCTATTCTCTAAAACTGTAAATGATTTCGCTCAAATGTTTGCGAAAGATAATCCGCGCTTTGATGTAAAGCGATTTCACGAAGCGAGTAATTATCGTGTTCCGCAACTTAGAACGAATTAGAAAAGTTATGGAAATCCGTCGCAGTAATGCGGCGGGTTTCGTAAAATCCAAAAAACAATATTCACGCAAGCGAAAACATAAAAATAAAATTGACGAATAGCTGAAAAGCCCGCAAGAGCTGTGGGGGCCTTTTTTTATTTACGACACGCCGAAAAAATCCCGTAAAATTTCGGGGATGTCGGAGGCTTCTGCTATACTCTCGCCATAGCCAAATGAAAGGAAAACTAATGATTTGCCAAATGTGTGAATATGACGAAAATGTAAGTCTGTCTATCAACACCGACACGCTATGCGATACGCATTATTTCCAATGGGCGGATGAAAAATTAGCCTATGAATATGATATTGTTCGCAACTTTGATATGGATGTGTACGCATGAAACTAAAACGCTCAAAAGATAGAAAGGTAACTAATGCTGTCTCGCCTAATGGAAAAACTCCAACAATCGCAAATACTTTTGGACTTCCTGCTGGTAAGTCTTTCAGTTGCCCTGGTGCTACTAGTATCTGTGAAAGTGTCTGCTATGCTGGCAAATTAGAAAAGATCTATAAAGGTGTTAGAGATGTTCTAATTCATAACTGGGATCTTCTACGCAATGAAGACCGAATGGGCATGTATTCTCTACTTTCCGACATGATTGCCGATTTCAAGGCCGATTGTGTCAAGCGCAATGCCGAGATGTTATTTCGTATCCACTGGGACGGCGATTTCTTCTCCGATGAATACGCACACGCATGGCGTCTAGTTATTGAAGAGCAACCCGATGTTAGATTCTGGGTGTATACACGTGTCCCCTCTGCTGTCGCTATCTTGAAAGATATTCCTAACCTGTCTTTATATTTCTCTACCGACGACGAGAATCGGGAGGTAGCGAAAGATCTACGCAATGAACACGGTACACGTCTCGCATATTTGGGAAAGACATTCGCCGTAACCGAATCAGTCATGAAAGAATTGACTGGCAAGGTAGGCGCTAAGTGCCCTGAAAATAATAAATCCATTCCGCTTATTTCTAGCAATGGGTCCGCATGCGTGTCATGTGGTCTCTGTGTATTTGGAAAAGCGGATATTAGATTCTCTGCGAGTAAAAAATAATGGCAAATACTCTGGGACAAATATTTGGCGGGATCTTATTTCTAGTAATGTTCTCGCCACTGTTTCTTGCAATCTATTTCTTGACAAAAATGAAATAGGCCCCGCAGGCCCGCAATTAATGCGGGGGCCCCGTGTGATTTACGACACATCTGAAAAATGCCCTGAAATTCTCGGCGTGTCGCAGGGCATTGTCGGAGGGCTATGCTAGACTACGGCTAACAACAACGAAAGGAAAGAAATGCTAATCCCACACTCGCTTCAGTTTGTAACTGAAATTGATGACTTTCATCCAAATGCCACTATGATTCAGAATATGCCTGAACAATATCGTCAGATTATGTTTGAGCAAATGCTAGTAGACCTTGTTGCTCCAAGGCTCCAGGATATCTTAGATGAACTCAACGCAGGTAATTCATGGGCTACTCTAAGGGTGGCAGACTAATGTTAGCCACCGCCCTGAAAATATTAGAAGCAACTAATGAGACTATCCATTCACAGGATATCATGGGCTTGGCGGGAGAATTACACTCCCGCCGAAATGAGCTTGATGACGAAACATTCGCCAAATTCTTATATATGTATTCGGCGGCTATATCGTCAAAGGTAGCGGATAAGGTTGCTCTTGCGTGTCTTGGAGAAAACGACTATAATCTGATGACCGATGTAGTAATGGAAATGGATGACCTGACCGACGATGTATTGAGAGAGGATAGAGAAAATGGGAAGTAATCTTGCTTATGACTTGGCTAATGATGAATTAGGCTTAGACTTGGAAACCGCTATTGGATGGCACTTACAGGGGAATCATTACCCGCCCGTCCCGCTATCAATGGTAGAACCTTGCATTCAGGCTATTGAGGCATATTGGGATATGGATATAGATCGTGAAATCCCAATGCCTGAAGGTGTTACCTATAGAGGTCAAAACACTTCACCCGCATGGGCTATCATAGAACAGCATCACCTAGATGCTTGGTGTGAGGAAAGTTACACAGACGAAGAATAGGCATTGTCGGTGGGCTAGTGTATAATCTAGCCCATCACACAACAGAAAGGAAATGGCGTGAGCAACAAAAAAATAATCAATCTTATGAATGAATATGGCTATGAGTTAGATAATGACGGGCAGGTAGTTATCTACACAGGCTTGTATGAGCATAATGATGGCAAACTATATTCTGAACCCGAAGAATATGAAGATGATGAGGAAGATGAGGACTAAATGACCTTTGATGAGATGGTGGCTCAGGTGTTACCTATATTCCCTGATGCCCTATTCCATGATGGCGATGAAGGTGAGATCGTGATTCTCACAGGCTCCGTTCTAAGAAATAACAAACTAGAGCCAATAAACTAATGTCGGTGGGGGCATGTATAATGTCCCCATCACCTAACAGAAAGGAAACAAAATGCTAGAGGTTGGACAAACCTTCACAACTACAAAGAGTGGGGTAGTTGGTATTATCAAGGCTATTGATAATCACCCATCAGGCACGAATCGTATTCTGCTTGATGTAAATGGGACAGAGCGTTGGACTAGCGTATCCGTCCGATAATCCCCAAAGGCGCACCGCTTGTCGGTGCGCCCTGCTATAATCTGCTAACAACTAACGAAAGGGAAATAATGAGTAACCGCAGAGGCAAGGCTATCAATGTGAAGATAGCAACAAGCAAGGTAATCAAGGCTCTTGAGACTAAACACGCAGAACTCAAGAAGCAACAGAAGGAACAGGCTACCAAAGAGAAAGCCTATGAGAAGGCAGTTGCTGACCGCCAGAAGAAAATCATTGAGTTGGCTACCGCTAAAATCTCTAAGGCAGAAAACTTCAGAGTATCTGAGCGTGGGTGGAATAACATGGTGAACATTGACTTTGATATTCCAAAGGCATTGATTAGCCTACCTGATGAGGTAAAGCGTGACCATGTTATCTGGCATGAGCACCAATACACGGAAGCCTTTGAGGAACTTGAGAACGCTATTCGTATTCTCAAGATGACCGATGAGGAAGTTGTATCAACCTCAACATATCAGGCAGTTGCTAGATACCTCTAGCAAATCAGGGGGGCTTGACGAAAGCCCCCCTCTAATAATATAATAATAGAAATGGCTATCGCCCCTCTCACCTGAGCATGTGAAAGGAATAGATAAACTACTCAAAGTCTATAAGGGGTATGACTATAAATAAGACCTCGCTTCGTCCTAAGCATGACGGCGGAAAAAACTGCTTATCCTTATCCCTACTAACAAAGGAAAGAAATGCGAAACCGATTTCGTATTGAGATCTTTGACGAAATCAAAGATAATGATTTGACTATCTATTCAGATCAAGGTGTAGACCGAGATCATCTAGTTGAAATCATGTTCAGTAATGCCCGCCGATTTCAAGGCAATGTAAAAGCATTCGTCTATGATTCGCTGAAGAAAAAGAAAACAGCGGCGGCTAGGCTTTCAATGGAAACAATCTCAAACATAAATAAACATAAGTTGACACGGGTCCTCTAGGGCCCGCATTAAGCTGCGGGGTTTTCCACAGGTTTACGACGGCCTGTGGAAATCTCCCAAAACCTAGATTAGGGACATGTCGGAGGGGTGTGCTATAATCTCACCATCAACTAAACTAGAAAGGAAAAAAATGGCTCACAATCTAGAAATAGAAAACGGCGAAGTTGCTTTTGCTCTTCGTGGTAAGCCTGCGTGGCACAATCTCGCAAATCGTATCTTCTCACAAGATGAGGAAGTTACAACTCAACTTATGTTAGATGAGGCGAAACTATCCAACTGGAATGTTCGTCTCTCTCCTGTGTCTGATTTCATTCCTGCCGATTGGAATGATTCTAGCGGTGCTCAATATGTAATCCGCACCAATCCATTCAATCAAGGGACGGATGTTCTATCTGTTGTCGGTTCTCGCTATCAGGTAGTTCAAAATGAGGACTTGTTCTCATTCGCTGATAATATCCTTGACGGCGATTCTCGCTGTGCTTGGGAATCGGCTGGTTCATTGAGGAAGGGTAAAGTCGTATTCGGCTCTCTTACTGTTCCTCGTGAGATGGTGCTAGACCCACAAGGTGCTAACGATAAGACACAACTTTATCTTATTGTTTGGACATCACACGACGGGTCTGTTGCTGTTCAGGCAGCGATTACACCTGTGCGTGTAGTTTGCCAAAACACCTTGAATCTTGCTATGCGTAACGCTAAGCAGTCATTCAAGATTCGCCACACCCAATCGGTGGATGGTCGGATTGCTGTTGCTCGTGAGACTCTCGGTCTTGCGCTTGGATACTTTGATTCGTTTGAGGCTGAGGCGAAAGCCCTCTTTGAGCAGTCTGTAACCGATAAGCAGTTCAACGATATTATTCTCACGGCTTATCCTAAGCCTGAGAAGGATTCGGCTAAGATTGCTTTGACTAAGTGGGAAAACAAGGTCACGCTAATCAATGACCTGTATTTCAACTCTCCAACTAATGCCAATATCAAGGGCACGAAGTGGGGCGTTCTCAACGCCATGACTGAGCGTTTGGATTATTTCCGAAATGTTCGCAAGAATAACACGGAATCCCAATATGCTTCCGCTTCGGGGTTTGACCCACTTATCACGGCAGAAAAAAATAAGTTGTTACAACTTGTAAAGTCTGCCTAACAACTAGGGGGCCGAGAGGCCCCCTCCACTGGTCCCTTGGCTTAGCCTGGTAAAAGCGCCACCTTGTCACGGTGGAGATCACGAGTTCAAATCTCGTAGGGATCGCAAGCCCGCAGGAGCTAAGAGCTAATTAAGCGCTTTACGACATTTATAAAAAACCCCCTAGAAATCCTTGACCCATGTCGGACCCCTGGTGTATACTCTGGCCCATGACAAACGAAATATATACATTTGTATGTGAGCCTAATGAATGCGATGCATTAGTTGAATTTATTCCATCCGACGGGTTTGGTTTCCCTAACGGTGAAGTAAAAATGACATGTGCATGTGGTAGACAGATGAACTGGATATCTGCTAGAATCAGCCCAACAAACGAAAAGGAGAAAGAAATGCAAGACACACGATATGACGTCAATGCAACAATGCTTGTACGTACAACCGATTATACAACTGGGGTAACAACGGATGTCCCAGTAACCCCTCTTGATGTAGAGACCATGCAACGCAAGATAAACAATCTTGAAACAAGGCTTACTTATCATGAGAAGATGATTACTCAAATCAAAGAGAATCTAACTTATGCTGGTTGGTATATGTCATCTGTAGATAAGGAAGATGTGCTTGCTGATTTGTGTTCTATTATTGGACACGAGCCAATCGCAGTCCTTCGCTTCTCTGCTAATATTACGGTTGAGGGCAGTGTTGAAGTTCCTCTATCTGAGGCAGAAGACTATGATTTGAGATATGATTTGCAGGATGACCTTACTGTAGAATCTAATAACTTCAATCTAGGAATCAACTCATATTATGTTGAAGATATCGTGAATCAGGAGTGGGAATAATGTACTACCAACTCCGTGCTAATACTAAGCGTTCCTTTGACTCCGCCTTCTTTGAGGCGGAGTTGATTGGACTAGACCCTGAATATCTAAATGATTTTATATTTGAAATCGCCACAGGCAATATTGAAAAGGTTACAGCCTTGATTTCAAAGCATAAGTTAGATATACTTGAGGAATCAGATTTTGGATACAATCAGTATTCTAACAAGTATGAAGGGAGCGGAAGTGTCCGAATATAAGGAAGGCTTTGAGGATGGTGTTACCTTTACTCGTGAGGTTATTATCAATAACCTCCGCCAATGGGCGGAAACCCACGAGGACGGAGAAACATTAGACTGGGTAGCAGACCAAATAGAGTTTGGGAAACTAGATAATGATGTCTGATTTAGAATGGATCAAATGTGATTCCTGTTCGGCTCAGGCTTTATTTATAGCCCGCTCAACTAATGGTGAACTATACTTTTGTGGCCACCACAAAAATAAGTTCTCCGCAGGCCTTGACAAGTGGGCCTATGAAATTATAGAATGTAATAAGACAGAAGAAGTTCCCCAACTACAAACGGAAGAGGTATAAAATGGGAGACAGAGCAAACTTTGTATTTGTACAGGATAGCGGTGAGACCATTGTCCTATACGGCCACTGGGCTGGATACAACATGTTAGAGAAGTTGGCGGATGCAGTAGCCAAGGCACAGCCACGGTGGTCCGACTCAGGCTATGCAACACGTATCGCAGTCAGTCAGATGATCAACGAATTCTGGGACAGCGGAACTGGCTGGGGACTGTATGTCAACGAAATTACAGATAACGAGCACAGAATTCCAGTTGTAAATTGGAAAGATAGAACGTTCAGTCTACACCAAGAGGACCGTTCGCCAGGCAATAAAGTCAGAGGAATGAGCAATAACGCTATCTTCACGATGGACCTCTCAGCATTCGTGGAGAAATACAGCGACGCCAAGATTTTGGTATAATAGATCTTGGTCCTCTGACCGTTCAAACAGGGTGCGGCTATTAGGTTAGTCACCGAGTCGCTAAGTAATGCAGCGTTTACTTATTTCCTTTCGTTTGGCTAGCAGCCCTGATTATAAAGGCCCCGCCCCAGCGGGGTCTTTTTCATTTGCCCACAACAGCTAAGGGACAAATCTTTGTTTTACGACATGATCTAAAAATGCCCTAAAAATGTGAGGCATGTCATATAGACCAATGTCAGGGGGGTGTTATATAATGGGGGAAACAACGAAAGGAATAATATGCCTAATTGGGTATTCAATACTGTAACAATTCAAGGTCCAAAGGACGAAATAGATTATATCAAAGATAAACTAAATGCACCATTTACTCGTGAACACGAGAATTGGAGTACTGAGAAGCAAGCAATGGTTACTGAGACTTATACGTATTCTAATCCTGTATTTGCTTTCTGGAATATCATTCGTCCCACCGACCTTGTTGAATATGCTAAACAACCTAAACATGATTTTGAGAAGGGTAATGATTGGTATTCATTCAATAGCCGTGAATGGGGTACTAAATGGGATGTAGCCGTAGGCGACGAAGGACTACATGATTCTACTGAATTGGTAGATTATATTTCTAATGGTAAGGATAACTGGTTAGTATATAGATTTGATACTGCTTGGTCTCCACCTGTTTCTGCCCTTCAAAAACTATCTCTGAAAGTTCCTACATCTGTAATTACTCTTGAATGGCAAGAGGAGCAGGGCTTCGGTGGTGAGATGGAATTTCTCAGGGGTAAACTAATCTCAGAATCAAGTTATGATTCTAGATGCATGGACTGTGATGCATATGACACCATGGAGTATTGTGAGGAAAATGACTGTGGCAACATATGTTCATCTTGTAACTATTTGGGCGAGGCAGACCTTGAATGTGTAGAGGAATGTCAGACCCATAAGATATACTTGAATGAGAAGCATGTCCCTGATTATAGAATGGAGAAGACAAATGGATAGTTTCCTAACTACCCTCCCAGAAGAACAAGTTGTAGATATGTATGAAGCAATATCAGTAACACTGCTTGACCAATGGGTGGATACAAATCTAGACGAAGGTCAAATGTGGCATGACTATCAAGTTATATCTATGTCTGATAGTCCTGAGTTTTATGAGGCATTCAATAAGTATTATCACCTGAATCCAGGCGATGATTTATATTTGGGGGAATCATGACAGATTCATTTATTGAATATGCCAAACTACATATACTTAGTTTGGAACAAGATCTAGAGAATATAAAAGAAGAAATGGGACAGTCAGAAGAAGGCTCTCCTGATTTCTTTAGTCTTGACTATGAGTATAATCACATTGCTGGACAGTTACTTACTGCCCGTCATTTATTGACGGTTTATGGGGACCTGTTATATAATGGAAATCTACGAAAGGAATATAATGGCTAGGCACGTAATCAAGTACACATCAGAATCATGGCGACATGTAGAGGTTGAAGGCGACACTCCAGAGGAGGCCCTACGCAATTTCCGTAATGAGGAGAATGTCTATTGGGAGACTGACTCTGAGTTTGACGTATTTGTGGACTATGAGCATGCGGAGGTTGAGTAATGCAAGACATTGACCTACAAGATATGGCACGACGGGACTCAGAATTTATCGCTATGGAAAAGGTTATTGATAGCCTTAGAGAGTTAGATTTATTCCCGTCACTAACATGGGTATATGTATGGGATATCATTCGTGAAAAGTATGAATCTTATTCAGGAGACCCAGAAGATTGGCAGGATGTAATAGTGCCTGCTGGTATTACCCTAAAAGATATTTGGGACAAGTTGTTTGAAACAGCAGACGACAATGAGTTTACTCTAGAATATGGTTTGGAAACATTGCACGAGCATGTGGAAGACTGGATGAGAAATCATGATTTCCTTACCGTGCTAGACGAAGATGGGTGGTTAGAATAATGCTAGTAACTGATGAACTGGAGCCCCGCATTCAAAGGCTGGTTGACGCTGGCCTTAGCGGGACCGACATTCTCCACGGAGAGCTCAAAAATATGATGTACGAGGCCGAACAAGAATATCTACAACTGGAGGAGAATGCGGACTCAGATGAGGAGTATGAGGATACGGTGCGGCGGCTAATGTTGGAGGGTTATCTAAATGCATTAGTCAGCATATATGCTCTTACATATAATCTAAGTTTTGCTATCCAAGAAAGGGCGGCAGCACGTGGCTAAATTCAGAGTCTATGGATCTAAAGAAATCAAGTATTACATGGATGTGGAGGCGGAAGACATGATGGCTGCTGTAAAAGCAGCAGATAAGTCTGATTCACATCTATGGATTCAAATGGAGGACGACGATACAATTGACCCATTTGATGTAGTAGATAACGAAGAGTATGTGGATTTGTCTACAAATCTCTAAATAAATATAACTAAATAGATATGGGCTTAGGGGCCCAAAAATAGCTTTACGAGGGGTATTTACAAATTCCTGGAAATACCCTATAATAGAAATAACCGATCTAGAAAGGATCAAATATGTCAAACCCGACAACTACACGTGAGTATCTCAAGGCTCAGGGAATTACTGTTGGCCGCCGTGGCCGCTTCTCTGCAGCAGCAAAGAATGCAATTCAGGAGGCCGTCAAGAAGGGCGTAGTCTTTTCTGATAGCAAGAACGCTAAGTAATAACCTTGGGGGAGGTTGGGCTACTTGCTCAACTTCCCCCACCTATGGTAAGATGTAAGGTCAATGAAAGGCGGAAAGAATGGCACAGTCACCAGAACAGAAGTTAGTCAAGCAAGTAGTAGAGGCACTAGATAATCATTGGTTCAATCCAGCATTATTCGCAGATATTATAACTACAGATTATACAGTTTATACTCAGAATAAACTTATTGAACTCATCAAGTGGATTATCCGATTTGAGCAACGCAGATTCCAATATGAGTGGGATACAGGTATGTCCTCTAATGAACTGCTCCAAGCGGATGCTCTAGCAGATGTCCTCAATGGCATGGAGCCAGCGATTGATACCCGTAAATTCGTGGATTCATTGCCAGCGGCGGAGAAGAAAGAAGTAGACACCTCTTGGGTCCATAGAACACATCATGGACAAGAAGCAAGAATAGATACATACGGAATCGTTTGATCTAAACATAAAACAAATATAACATATCCACAGGGTTATCCACATCCTGTGGATATTTTTATGTGATCATAAGGGCCAAGCTGCTGCTTTACGAAGAATCAAAAAAAATCGCAGAAATTGTGGCCAATATTAAACATTATCTATTAAAATGTTTACCATATCTGTCAAAATAACATACATTTAATCTAGTTTTATATATGAATTTAAGGGCCAAATTAGCTATTTACGACGACATGTAAAAAATCGCAGAAATTTTGGGCATATATCTATTGACATATATGGGTCCAAATGGTATTACGTCTCAATATATGATATGGTCAATTACACATATGTCTACAAATAGATATATATCTAACATTTAGCTATTAATTTCTAACCATTTTACTCCACAATGCTCCACTTTACTCCACTTTAAAGGCCCTACAAGGCCTATAGGAGACAAGAAAACGGAGGGGGAATGGAAGATCCTTTGGACTATTTGGAAGAATTTTCTCTTGCCCATATACAGCTTGGGCATAGAAATAATATTCTATGTAAATCTGGATATATTTCTAGTTGACTAGATTTCTTACAATCAAAGCAAAATGAGATTCTTTTCTTATTCTCTTTGCGTATCATATCTAGGTATATATGGTGTTTAGAATTGTAATACCTGTTGCTCATACACCACCGCCCCGTTTATTGGAATAATTGTAGGCTTGCCTACCAGTTCTTCCGAAATGCTGGTCCAAAGCTGATAGCTCATAGAATATCTGATAGAGGCAGACATATCGCTCTTATTGATAAAATCCATAGAGTCATTAGAATACCACTGCCCCGTATAATCTAGGGCATTCTTATCAAATATAAATAGGTAGTAAACCTTTACTTTAGGGTTAAAGTCTTTCTTAGATAGACATACATATAAATCTGATCTATGATCTATAATGCTCTCTATTCTCTCTTCCCTCGTTTTATGTTTAGTCAAACGAGATCCTGAGAATGTAAGGAATCCGTCTTTATATGTCCCTGATTTAATACTTATGGATCCCCCGCCTGTTTCCATATCTAGACTAATTCTATGGCTTCTATTCGGCTCCCAATCGTTGAGGATGCCTCCTTCGTTGAGGGAATCTGAAACCAGTTCTTCTAAATATTCCCCCGTACATGGAAGGCGATATAGCGCATGGTGAGCGTGAAGCTTCTCTGTCAGTTTAGGAATGAGGGTCGCTTTTATCTCATTTATATCCCTATTCATTCGGATATGGATCTCCTGGCCAACAATAATAACAGCCCTGCTTCCAGGCAAAATAATTAATGATGGCGAATATGATGATCAGCATGATGACAAATGGCTTCATGTTCTTCTCTCTTCCGCCGCACTTTTTCGCATCACTAATTGCGATCTAATTAGGGTTAATTTCTATAAATGTAGTTCTTTTATCAGTAAGGATGCTTACGATAATATATTCCATTAGATTAAATTCTTTATCAAATTGTTGTTCATTCATTATTGCCTCTTTCCGCCCAAGCTTTATATGTCTTGGGGAATGCCTCGTTTACCACCCTTAAAACCGCCCTAGCGTACTCCTGGATCTCAAACTGAGCATCGTGGGGTAATCGCTGGTCAAGGAAGGTTAGAACGCCCTGTAGGCTTACTGTCCACCGCCAGCGGACATACATGGCATAAGCTGGTAGGAATAGCCTAGCAATCTCTGGAGCCACTCCACAATGTAGGGCATCGTGATAGTGCCTTAGACCATTTTCTACGGTCTCTGTGAGCCTATCTGTAAGCACCGTACCCTGCATAGAATTTATAGGCTCTCCTGAGCCTTGCTTAGAATTCTCTGGCTTTGATCTCCATTTGTCTGGATCTGGAATATAAAACTCTTCATTCTCTGTAATATATCGCCTGGAGGACTCATTCCAGCCATTCTGATCGTCTATGTGGGTAGATGAGACTGCGTATTTCCACCACTGCCTAGCTACAAATAGTGGTGCGTATACTTCAAATGTAAGGGCAGCATGGCGAAATGGGGATGTATGATTCTCACGGATTAGAAAGTCTAGTAGCTTTTGATCCCTGACAGAAAATTCTGTAGACTCTTTATCATAGGAAACTCTAGCTGCATTTACTATTGAAAGATCGCTTCCTAATTTGTCCGCCAGCTTTACGT